CTATCGCAGCGTAGTTAACACCAACACCATTGTCCCAATGATGAAGCGCTCTACCGGCTCCTGTAAGTTTATCTGACCCTAATTGAGACCATCCACCTATCTTTTCGGGAGTGCCGTATCGAAAACGGACATTGTCCCCATCATACCATTGCCCTTCGGCTCCTGTTTGTGTGACTTGTTTATTAAATCCGGGTAAAAATCCTAGTTTCTGCAGCATAGTATTTATCTTATATATTAGTTATAACTACAATAAAAGCCACAAAATTGACAGATTTTTTAACTATGATATACGATAAGAAGAAATGATAAAGACAGAGTTTATAGATAATTGGTTGGATAATGATTAAATTTAAACAACCCAATATAGCAGAAAGTCATTCACATAGTTTAGTGGTAACCTATCCGAGAACCATTCACATAACTTGTGGTAATTATCCGGTTGTCGAAGATATTCATAATTTTATAATGGAAATAAAAAAGAAGATAAGTGAAAAAGATTCATATGCATCTAATGTTAAAGGGGGTATGACGGAATGGAACGCATTTTTACAAAATCCTTTATTTGTTAAATTTATCACTTATGTAATTAATCAACATCAATTATCAAACCCTAATACTTTCCAATACTTTTATGACAAAAACACTATTATTAATGCTTGGGGCAATGAACTAAAAAAAGGAGATTATGTTCAACTACACGACCACGCTTGTATACACGGTCTCTTGTATTTAACAGAGGGAAGTCCACTAATCGTACCTGAACTTAATATTGAAATAGATCCAAGACCGGGGGATTATTATATATTTCCACCTTGTATTCAACATTATGTTTCACCTCAAGAAGAGGAAAACTATAGATACACTCTTGTTTTTAATATTCAAGGCGAGATGAATTGGGAAAAAAATAAAGCTGTTTATGAAAGAGGTAAATAAATAACTATTATGGATCATTTAGAGGCAGTTGTCGAGGTCAAAAATATAATTGATATTGATTTTATCAAAAAAATAATACCTTTAATAAATAAAAAAGCTAAAAAAAATTTAGGAATTAAAGAGGGGATGTTAAAAGACATTAGAGATGTAAAAGGTTATCAATTAAATTTTGATACTCCTACTAATGTATTTTACTGGAATTATATTAAAAAAGAAATCGAAAGACTTTTTGTTTACTATAGAATTAAATTTCCCCAAATGGAGAGCTCTAAAATAAATCAAATAGACTTATTAAAATATTCATCTGATAGTAATTATAAAATACATGTCGATCATGGTACTACCACTAGGAGAGCATTGAGTATTATTATGAATTTAAATGATGGATACGAAGGAGGTGATTTAATTTTTACAGATCAAAAAAAAAAAAGAAATAAAAAAATTAAAGCTTAACAAAGGATCAATTGTATTTTTTCCAAGTAATTTTTTGTATCCTCACAGTATTACACCAATAATAAAAGGAGCTAGATATAGTATAGTCGCATGGCTCCAGTAAATTATAAACTTATTAAAAATTTTCTTACAAAGGAAGAATTAAATATTCTTCAAAAATATTGTTATAATAAATTAGACAAAATGGAAATAAATAAAGATTTTAGAATAGACCATCAGTCTTTTTCTCCAGCATGGTATAATGATGAACTAATGACTTCTCTATTAGAAACTAAATTATCTTTAGTTGAATCTGAGTCTAAACTAAATTTATTTCCTACTTTTGCTTATTGGAGATATTATGTTTTTGGAGGATCATTAAAAAAACATACTGATAGACCTTCATGTGAAGTATCAGTAACGGCATGTATTAAAAAATATGATAATTGGCCTATTGTAATAGAAGGGGATTCTTTTGAACTAAAAGAAGGCGACGGAATTCTTTATGCGGGGTGTGATCAAGAACATTGGCGTCCAGGTGTTTATAAAGGTGATGGTATAGCTCAGGTATTTATGCATTATGTAAATAAAAAAGGTCCACATGCTGGTCATGCTTATGATAAAATAACTAAGGAAAATAAATAGATGGAAAAAACAGGCGATATAAACAACTTTATTGGAGTTTATGATAATTATATAACTATAGAAGAATGCAATAAAGCAATTGAATTATTTAAAGGCCAATCTAAATTTAAAAATACATTAAATAGAATTCAATTTGAAGACGCTAGTGTTACATCTAAAAAAGATGAGCAATACTTTGCGAATGGTTCATGTATAGAGGTATGGTGGGATGATTTAAAATCCCTTATATTTAATTATGATATGGCTTTTAAACACTATAGTAAAAGCATTGGAGCTTCTGAAGCCTACGATAAAACTGAATTTTTTTACACTGGTTTAAAAATTCAAAAAACCTTACCTACTGAAGGGTATCATGTTTGGCATATAGAACACGGGAAAGGATATTTAAATGAAGCTAGAGCTTTTGCTTTTACTGTATATTTAAATGATATTGAAGATGGTGGAGAGACAGAATTTTTACATTTTTCAAAAAGAGTAAAACCTAAGGCAGGAAGAATTGTTATTTGGCCTGCAGCTTTTCCTTATCTCCACAGAGGAAATCCACCATTATCTGGTGAAAAATATATTTTAACTTCTTGGATGTTGTTAAGATGAGTATGAAGTAGGTCTTGAACCTTTTTCTGATTCGTCTCTTTCGTCAGCGTCCCAATCGGATTGTAATTTAGCTAAATGTTCTGTGTCCCATTTAGTAATAAAATCTTGAATATCACCGAGACCTTCATCTGAAAAACTACAATGAGGCGAACCGTCTCTGTGTTCTACTTCATCTGAAGACTCACTTGTGCCATGTTGAATAGCCCAAATATTTGAATACTTTGCTTGAGACCAAAAAGAATCATCATTAATTTCATAAACAGCGCCTGCTTCTGCACCTGTGTTTTTAATAATTGTTTTGTCATCAAATATTACTGTCCAATTTGCATTTGTTGCCATTTTTTCTCCTAAGTCTTAATAACGTACATTAACGTTAAATATGGTTGTAAAACCGAAGGGTTAACTGCGCTTCCACTAAAGTTACTAGTTGCATTACCACTTCCACTAAAGGTGGCACTCATATTATGATCATGTCCACCGCCGGCCCCAGTACTATCTGTATTAGTTTCTCTTGCACAATATTGACCACCTGGGTTATCAGTTAATCTTTGCGTATTGTATGCGCCTCCACCGTGAGTGTGAGCTGCTAATTGAGGTGTGGATAAAGTTGCATTAGCCGTGGATCCACCAACGTTACCCGTAACATTGATATTTGAAGATACATTACCTGCAGCTGTTACAGGAACTGTGTTTGCACCGCCAGTTGAAGCTAATGCTTTTGCTGGAGATTTTCCTACTGCTACATTATTTTGTAAATCTGGAAGATTGAAAGTTGTAGCTCCATCTCCTACGCCATAAGTTGTACTAACGACACCAAAAAGAGTGGCATAAGTTGTTCTAGAGACAGCTGCACCAGCACATTCTAAAAAACCAGTAGGGGCTGAAGCAGTTGACCATGGAAGAATTGTTCCTGTAGCCGTGCCTTCAATACCTGTAAGGTTTGCGCCATCAAAATCATATTTAGTTGCTTCGTAATTTGCCATATTATTTCTCCGTGTAAGTCCATCCTACGTCTGAGCCAGAATAAACTAATCCAAACGCTGCACCTTCTGTGTTAACAGTTAAGTCTGCTGATGCGTTAGCTATTTTAGAACTATTTCTTCCAACAGTCAATGCGTTGGAATCGAAAGTATATCTTGAGTCAACAAAATTTACTATATCACCGTTAGCTGGAGATGCTGGTAAAGTTACCGTTACCGCTCCACCATTTGTGTCTACAAAAAGATTAGCCCCTGATTGAACTGTTTCTGCTGCAGATATAGTTCTCCAAACTCTATGTTCTTGTGCTCTAACAATATTTGTTCCATCTGCAAAACAAGTAACGGTATTTCCTTCACATAAAAGAAGTCCTGTTCCAGACACAGTCTTAAATGTAAGAGTGTAGCCGGCATGATTACAGCCATCTTCAACGATATACATTTTTTCTACTGAATCAGGTACAGTAACAATAGAATTTCCCCCTAGAGTCCCTGTTAATTTGAGAATCATATTTCTAGCTTTAGAAGATGTTGTTGCTCCATCTGCTATCGCAAGTGTTAAAGTTCCGCCAGAAGTAACAGCTTGAGACAGATATCCTGCAACTGCTTGTTGAATAATATTTAAATTTGTATTAGTTTTGTCTCCCCAGGTACCGGCATTTGCGCCAGTTACCATCAATTCTATACCGAGTTCATTATATGATGACATATTTTTTCTCCTAAGCCACGTGATTTACATCTGTATACGATGTATACCCTGTTATGTCAACATTTTGATATGCTGTAGGTGATACCCCTCCTACAGATGCAGTGGCCTCAACACCCGTTATTCCTATGACATCCGCCGGATTTATAGCCCCCCACAGGCACAGAGTCGGACATGACTGAAGCGACTTAGCAGCAGCAGCAGCAGCAGCAAAGGCTTGGATAAAAGGGATGTCTACTCAGTTACTTATCCCCAGAGAAACAACACAAAACAGATCAGGATGTTGCTGATCCCCTATGAGGTAAAAGAAGACCTTCTCCTTCCCTAAAGAGATATCCACCATCCATTAGTAAAACTTAGAACTCAGTTAAGAATCAACTGTCTGTTTAAAAGTTTTTAAGCCAAAGTAATGTGTTTATAGCCTGAAAAACGAAACAAAAAGTGTTAAAGGCTTATACTACTGACAAATAGCAGCCCGTCTCATGATATCCCTTACCCTTAATCAAAAGTAATCACATTCAACACAATATTTATCTCCTTATTTTTAAAAAGTATTTAATTTAAAATTTTAAACATTAATCTTTGACTTACCATTATAGATATTAATAATTTATCAAAAACATATACATACATCTTATGCCAAACTGTTCTAGGAGTTTTGCAACTCATTTTATTTGACCTAAGGCCACATGGTAGTCATAGAAGAAACAGGCACATAGGTCATTATGATGT